TAAAAATGCTTCGTTAAATGTGACTGATAATTTTGATGTGCTTGATGTTTCTGTATCTGTATCAAGTTTTGCATAAGTTAGTGCAGATGCAGTCAAAGCAGAAATATAAATCTGGTGAGTTGTGTCGCCTGACGAAGCATTCAACTTAAATTTGAATGCTCTGCCATAGTAATTACCAATCGTAAAATCTTTGAAGTCTGTGTAAGTTGGTGAACCTGTAGGATCATCGTTAGTGATTGCAATTTGCAGATTAGCTAAGACATCATCAAAGTCATTTGTATCTATAGCAAACCAGTCATCTACATTGTCCGATCTATCATCCCAAAAGTCAGTTGTATCATCAGCAATAAAAGTTATGCCTGAAGTAAGTCTGGCATTAGTGACAGCACCTAAATCAATTACATTTGCAAATTCATAAGTACCAGAAGTATCTAATCCACCTATGGTATCTATTAAGGGAAAATCATCTACATTACCTGAAACAGAATCCCATAGAACATCGCCTTCAAATTTAAGCAGATTATCTACTGCCACCATGTTTGTTTTTGTGCCTGAGAATGTTGGATTCTCTGTTAGCGTTTGTCTGTTTTCTAATTGAAACGAATCAGGTGAAACTGTATTAACTACAGATGTAGCATTAACTGATTTTCTATTCGTTGAATCGACTGCTTTGATTAGATAAGTTCCTGTCAGCAAAGGTAATTGCACACCATTAGATATTCCTGAAACAGAATCTCCAATCTTAACTGAGTTTTGCCAAACTGCACCTGAAGTCAAACTGTTGTGTCTTATCTCATAAGTACCACCAATTTTGACATCAAGATCAGTTGTTGGAGTCCAAGTCAAAGTTGCAGTTATGCCATCTGCTCTTAAATTTAAGTTTGTAACATCTGCTGGATCAGCAGTAAGTCCATATATTCTTTGAGTGTAGTTAGTATATTCAGATGCAACACCAGCAGTATTGACTGCTCTGACTCTAAATTGATATAAGTCAGGTTCAATATCAAAGAATGTAAATGTTGTTCCTAACGATGCACCAGCACGAACAAAATCATTTGCTGATGCTTTTTTAAATTCAACATCGTATCTTTCAATATTGACTCCTAAACTTTCCCAGTTTGGATTGCTAGTAGCAGTCCACAATAAATCTGCTTTTGCTTTTACTCCTGAACCTTGAGTAGTTGAAAACAAAGATTCAGTTACGCTTTGCAAAGCTGGTGGATTGACTGCTGGTAATACAGACAAGCCTTTTATCTTTTGATTCAAAGTAGCAAAGTTAGAAAAAACCCCTTTGGTATTTTTTGCTCTGATCATTATTTTATAAAGACCTTTTTCTAAATCATCTACAGTAAATACAGAAGAATTTGCTGTTCCTTTCATTATGTAATTTTCTTTGTCAAAGCCAGTTACCTGATCGTAGTAGTTCAATTTGAATACAGATATTTCGTAGCTTTCTACAAAAGTTGATGTTGGTGGAGTCCATGAAATATTTAATCTGTTAAATACAGTATCGTTAGCAAAGATTAAATCTTCATCAACTTGTATGTTTGTGGGTTTAGCTATAGAAGCAACATCAGGTAAGTCTGTGTTTGGTGCAGTATCTTCTGCGGATATCGTGCCAAAGTCATAAACATCGGCATCGTATTCTTGAGCAACAATATCTACTTCATCGTTGTTTTTTAGATTCATTGATTGAACTCTGAATCTTTTTCCAGCGTTATCGTTAAGAGTTTCAAAACCTAATGATTCTAATTTAACAAAAATAACATCACCGACTTCTGCTCTTAATCCAACAATGGTAGTTGTGAATTTAAGTACCATGCTTTGTCTTGATTGCTTCATGTTGATAGTTGCAATCATTCTTGCCCTTTCTTTATCTGTAGTAAAAGGCAGTTCAATGGCTCTTTCTAAAACTAAGTTATTATCAGCAGTTCTAAAAGTTCCGCTTTCTATAACTGCAAAATCACCCTGAAAATCTCTTTCTTTATTAAAGAATCCAGCACGAACTCTGTTAGCTTTGAAATCTTTACTGCCTAAAGATACATCGTAGTTGCCAACAATATTATCTTCATCAAATGTTTGTACTGCTGTTCCAGCAGCATCAATAATCAATTTATATTTTCCACCTGTGAATATTAGCGATCCACGACATGAAGATAGAATCTTTTGCACATTCTCGAAAGCTGTAGCGTTAGTGTCTAAGTAACCATTGCAAGTGTATTGTGGTACAAGTTCGCCACCCAAAGTCACCATAGTATCGCAAGTATTAGCAGCAGTTGTGAAAGAAGTGGTATTGATATCGTTGATAGATATCCCTCTGCCATAGGTAGTGTTGGTCAGATAATCCAATAATACATTTGCTGGATTGTTGCTATATCTAGTAACAAATTGTGTTCCAGCAACCCAAGTATTTGAACCAGTATCTACCGAATAAACAAACCTTCTATCTTGAACTTTCTTACCTTTGATGTCGCAAGTAATTTGTGGAATATTTCTAAATACATCTTGATCAGCTTCTAGTCTTACATAGAGATATGCTAGACCAGATAATTTATCTGTTTCAGTCCATTTACCGCCTGATTCATTAATTAAATCTTGATCTGCTGCTTGATCTGATCTACCTAAGTGTTTGTTGACTCTGACTACATTTTTGAATTTTTGTTTGATATCACCAGCAAAAAGATAAGCAATGTTTCCTTCTACTGTGCTTGTGTATTGTGTATAAGTTCTGGTTTCAGTTTGAAATATTGGTTCATCGTTTAAATAAACTTGTTCTATTGATTCTATTTCACCTTCGCATAAAAGTAAGACGATGTGCAGATATTCATTCTCATCACCAGTCACTTGATAATAAATTGGAGTACCACCTATTCTTCTTTCTCCATAAATGACTGGAATAGGTGCTGTATTTGAAGGTGTATTTGATAAAGCCTTTGCACCAGTTGATTCTAGTGTAGATGGTAAAGGCTGCATTGCCTTTCCTATGTAGTTATAGGTTGCGTAAGTTGCAACAACTACAGTTGTAATTCCTATTGCTAAAGCTGTAGTACCCGCTACTGTAACTCCTACTGTACCAGCAACCGCAGTACCTAAAGCTGTAAGTGCTGGTACTGCTGCTGGAATAGCAAATATAGCTGGTGCAAATAAACCAACTAAAATAATAAAAATGTATTTAATATATTTCATTGTTTGAATCTATAAGCTACATCAAAAGTTTTTAAGTCTGATATTGGCAAAGGTGCAGTACCTATTTGTTCATCTACTGATACACATTTGTTATTTATAACAATGTGAGTCATTTCGTATATTTTATCTTTTTTAATTAAGATATCACCGACTCTTACATCATAAACAGATATTTCTTCCAAGCCTTCATCTTGCAAAACTTCACTAGGTCTTTTGCCATATTTCTTTTGAAACCTAATAGCACCAAATTTGTTTTTGTATTTACCTTCAAAAACTTCTAGCCAGTTTGTGCCTTTTACATGATCAACATAACCAGCAAGAAAAGTATTACAATCGTTAATACCCCATTCAAAAGGCATACCCATTTTTTCTTCGACATATTCATTCAGTATATTTATGTTCATCGTATTGCCTTAAATGGCACATCTATCTTCATTCCAGAACCACCTTTAGAAGCAGTTGATGTAGCTTTCTTAGGTCTAGTAATAGAAATTTGATTGCCACCACCAGAAGCAGTAGAACTAGCTGCTACAGACGATGTTATGGTGTAAGTATTCGCATCGGGAACAGAAGCTACAGTTTGTTCACCGCCTATCAGATCACCTGTTAAACCACCAACATCTTGCAGACCGCTAATGAAAACTTTATCGTTAGTTGCTAATCCATGACCAACATCGTTGATAGTTACAGTTGTAGAAGATGCAGTTGTTTCTATGACATTGTTTGCTGGTGTTGCAGCATCTACAGTAATGCTTGTGCCACCACCTCTGCCAGATGAAGTTGCATTGGATGTCACTTGAATCACAACTCTATTATTATCTGGAACTGCATAGACATCGTGTTGCTTATTTAATTCTGAAGTGCCTATGCCATTGGTAGCTGTAGCATTTGCAATGGTAATTTTACTGCTCGTTGATAAACCATGTTGCTGATAATCCACAATGATTTGATTTGAACCAGAAACAGTAGTCAATGGTTCAATGGTTGGTGTTACAGTTTGTTGAACTTCAGCAGTAATTGTATTTTTGTTAGCTGATTTAACTTTGGATAAAAGACTGCCATCAAAAACAAAACCACCAGCATCAGCAGCGTTGGAATCTAATATTACTAAATCTCCTACATCAACAAAATTATTAGCGTTTATAGTTATATCTGCTGAACCAGATGTAGTTTCAATCAATACTGGTGGAACTGGTAAATCATTAACAGTCACTTCATTGCCACCAAAGAGATCAGTATGTTCTGTTGTAATCGTTGCATCATCAGGTAAATTTGTGGTGAAGCCTTGTCCATCTGCATCTACAGTTTCTACTGTAAATTCTTTATTTACTATTGGTTGTATCACATCGCCATTATCAAAAATGGTTGTAGGAACTCCATCAACTATCACTTTTTCATTAACACCAAAAGTTGCACCGCCATAATTAAAGTGTAGTTTCAATGCACCAGATATTGTTTCAACAGTAAGAGTTGGATTAGTTGGTTGATCACCTTCTAAAAAAGTTTGTGATCCAGCGTTTTCAGCGTGTTGAACTGAAGTGATACCAGATTGTGTTGCTACAAATGCACTACCTTTTGCTGAACCTTCAACACCCCAAGTTATATCTTTCAATATAACTGAAGCATATCTAAGACCAGTATCATCAGAAAAGAAAGTTTGTTGTGATTCTAAGTTTGTGTATCTGCCATTGGTCTTTTCAAAATTTACAAATTGAGAAGAACAAGTAATGGATATGGCAGCAGTATTAGAATTGTTATCTTCATTAATTAGTGCATCGTTGATCCTACCAGCAAAGATTTGCAAAGGATCAGAAACTAAAGCGTTAGATGAATCAAGAAATGCTTTATAAATTTTTACTTCACGATCTAAATAATCTTCACTTAATAACAGACTGCTATAAGTTTGTTCTACACCAGATAAAGTTATGGTAATTGATTCTATAGATAACTGATTGGATTCAGTTATATCTGAGAAAGCTAAAAAATGTCCTGTGGGATTGTAAGTGTTTGAATCGTAAGTTACAGGTATAAAACCATCAGAAAGATAAACAGTTCCAGAATCAAAAGCTACTTCTAAAAGATGAAATGGTCTATTTGCATCTTTTACTACTTCAGTCTGAAATCCACTTGTTGATCCTCTATCCATCGCATCTAAAATACTTCAGCAAGTTCAATTGAAAAACCATAAAGACTAGAAGCATCAGTATTAAATGAAGTTAAATCAGTTGTGAAAGCTACAGTAAAAGGTACTGCTGATATTGTTAATGTTTCATCGTTAGCAACTGCATTTACTAATGCTGGTGCAAAGTTAAGAGTTGCAGCACCACTACCATCTGAATCCATGTCGTCAGTAGCCATATAAACCTTTGTATGACCTGAGAACTTAAAAAAGTCACCAGCCTTCAAGATATCGCTAGTTGACGCTGTAAGACCATCTATAGCTGCACTAGACACACCTACTGCTAAAGCACCATTGACTACTGGTGATTCTGAACTTTGTCCTTGAGTAGTAGATATAACTGGTGGTGTGAAAGTAAAAGTATCAAATTGACCTTTCTGCTTCATAGAGAAAGCATACAAGGGTGCAAAGTTTGCTCTAGTCATTGGTGAATAATTAACAGACATCAACCATCTTTGAGTTCCCCTTGATCTAGTTTGTCTTTTCAGACTGTTAGAAACAGAAACCAAAGTAGGTTCAAATGATCTCACTTGAACTGAATTTGGTGCTGGTGATGTTGGAAATGATCCGCTCACGATGCTGTAAACCCTCTCTTACCTCGTCTGTTAAATTGTTGTTCAATGATACCTGATATTGCTGGTGCATTTTCAGTTATCGCTTGTAATGTATCTCTGGAATCAAATGATTGAATCTGATAAGTAATGTTGACTGGTACTCCGCCACCAGCCATACCTAATTGATTATTAGGTACTATTGTTCCTGTTCTACTGGGTACAAATAATTCAGCACCTTTTTCACCGACCATATATGGTCTGCCAGAAGATACTGTTCCACCATCTGCCATCATTGGCGTTTTACTACCGCCACCGCCAAATAAATTTGCAAAGAAACCGCCACCACTCTGACCACCAGTAAAGATAGCTGTGATTGCTTGTTGTACTGCTATTCTTATGAGTTGTTCAACAACAAAATCTGCAAAATCTTTGAATTGTGCCTTACCTGTTTTGAGAGTGTTTACTATTTGATCTTCAAACTTCTTCAAAGTCCCTACACCTAAATTCTGTAAGGATTTATTAAAATCACCAATAGTTTGCTTATAAACTGCAAATGGATTTTGTAAATCTGTTAAAGCTGCACTTTGTCCCATTAGTGCATTATTTGTAGCCACTAATCCACCAGTTAAAGTATGTTGTGCTTGTACTGTAGTTCCAATTAAATTTTTGAATTCTCCTACTTTTGTTAAAACCTTAGTGAATCCACCTATTGTGTCCTCAACAAAAGCATTTTGTCTTTCATGTAACCGATCTATTTCTTTTCTATTACCAACAAAAAATCCTTGAAGATTTAATTGCATTTCTTGTAAAGAAGTTACGAATTGTGAAACTCCAAGAATAAAACTTTGTAATAATAAAAGAACTTCTGTGATGCTATCGAAAAATGTTTTGGCAAATGTTTCTCCTATTTTTTCAACCCCACCAAATTCTTTAACAGTATTTTTAAATGCACCACTTAATTGATTTGTAAAAGTTTGTAAAATTGGTGTGAAAGCTACAAAGACATTATCTTTAAGATTATTAAGCTGAGTTGTAAGAATATTAAAGCTATCGTTAAATGCTTCAACACCTCTGACAGATCGTTCTGATAGAGAGATACCTAATTCATTTAATCTTTCTGTAAGTTGTCTGACACCTTCGCTTCCAGAATTAATTACATTAAATAACTTGATACCTTCACGACCAAATAAATTTGCAAGGGCAGAATTTTTTTCTGCATTTGAACCTAGTGCTTGTATACCATCAGCAACATCTAATAAAACTTCTTCAGTTCCACGCAAGTTACCGCTTACATCTCTAAGTTCTACTCCTAAATCTTTAAAGATATCAGCTTGAGTTTTAAGACCTCTACCAGCTTCACCTATGTTTCTACTAAATTTTTCTAGTGCTTTATTTGCTCCTTCTACGCTAGAACCAGATTCTTCAGCAGCAATTTGAAACGCTTGTAAAAAATTGACCGATACACCTGTCCGACTGGCAGTTTTACCTAGTGCATCTATGAATTGAAACGATCCTTTTAAAGCTACAGCAATAGCAGTAGCAATACCAGCAAAGGCAAGACTAACACCGCCCAATGCTTTTAATGATGTTTTTGCTGCTTTACCTATACCAGCTAAACCAGCTTTTGCCTTGTTAAAAGTTTTTGAGAACTTATCTACAGTTCCAATAACAATGCTTAATTTTCCTAGTTTACCCATCTCTTTTTTCTAAATCGTTTCTTTTTTTAATATAGGCATACCACATTGTTAGTTCATCAATAGTCATTGATTCAATCTCGCCAAGTGTTTTTCCGAGCCTGTCAGCGAGTGCAAACTGTGCAAATAAATCAGACTCGGCTGCTATTTTCCCTCTGCTTGATCTGGTGTCATTGCACCAAGTATCTTTCCAGCAACATCAGCAACAACACCGACATCTGCACGATTCATCAAAGTTTGTTTATCTGCTAATGAAAAAATCTTTTCTCCATCAGCATCTAAAGCCTTTGTAATAATTGCATAAACCATCACTTCAAGATCGCTGTCGTTAGCCATCTTATATAGCTTCTTGCTTTCCTGAAGTGTTAAAGGTTTTGAATATATAACTAATGGTTCGCCTTCTGTTCCCCATTCTGCTACTTCAAAAGAAATTATCTCCTGTGCATCAAAATGAGCAACTACATTATCTATAGCACCCATCTATTAGTAAGTACCTATAGTTAATGCTCCAGTCCCTTGAAAGCCAATTGTCATTTCAACTAAGCCATCGTGAGCAGCAGTAATAGTTTTTTCAGTAACTATTCCGCTTCCAGACAATTTATATGCTCCGCTTCCTGATCCTTCAGGTGCTAGATTTAATGTGAATGAAGAACCGATTGTTAGTGAAACTTGCCCACTTGTATCAGTATCGTCAAAAAATAAATCTATAGAACCTGAAAATTCATTTAGAGTTGCCTCAAAAGTTTTTGCTGAATCGCCCATAGCTGTAGATTCTGTAGTTTCGCCAGTTTCAGTTATAGAGTAACTTCTAACTTCAGCTAAAGCATTAGAACCAGTTTGAACAACACCAGCTTTTCCAGTAAATACTGCCATTATTTATCCTCTGTTTTAGATTTTTTGCTTACAGACTCTCCTTCAAGAGTCCAACCATTTGCTTTGAGATTCTCAACAGCACTATCAAAAACTGTAATTTTTGATTTGCCATCAGGAGAAACCATTACATTCTTATCCATATTGCTTACCTCATAAAGCCGAATCAGGAGCAGCTTCAGTAGTCAGATAAGAAATGTTAAATGTCATTTCCATGACTGCCAAAGGCTGATCTCCTTCACCATTATAATTGATTTCAGTTGATTCTAAAAAAGTATCTCTAGCTAAACTGTTATGAGTTACATCTGCTGCCATTGCAGCTTCTACTTCTTTAGCAATAGTGTCTATTGTATCGTCAAAATTGCTGATTGCTTTGACATACGCTTCAACAACTAATGATAGATTTCTTTGCAAGGTTCTTGTTGAACCCATCTCTAATAATTCACCAGCTTCAGACTTTGTGTAAATAATAATCGCTGGTAGATTGCTTTCTTCTAAATTAAATACTCTGGATTGAAAAACATTTGATCCAGTAGTGGTTAAGCCAGTCAAAGTTGTACCGACTCTTTCTCTTATTTGTTGTCTTATGTGATTTGCCATTATTGTTGCTCTAAGACTAAAGCTGTTATTCCTGTGTTATCAGGTTGTACACCAACAACATTGTATGTAGTTGCTGCTTTGTATTGTGTTCCTGATAAAGTTGTTTGTGCTGCAAAAGCTAATGTATCGCCATGACCAGCACTAGATACATCAGAAGTTTTGCAAAAAGCAATGGGTTGAGAACCTTCCACATCTACTGATAGACCACCCATTGCTAAAAATTCATCTTCTAAAATTACTTTGATTGTTGCTGGTGATCCACCAGATACAGTATAGGTGGCAGAAATGCCATGACCATAATCTGCATCTAAATAACCATCTAAGTCAGCATCAAATTCTAAAGCCATTATTTAGATTTTCTTTTAGTGACTTTAGGTTTTTCAGAAGATTCTAAACCAACACTTCTATCTTTTTTTTCTGATTTAGATTCACCGCCTTTGGCAGCTTTACCATAACTTTCTAAAATATTTCCTTCTTCTTCAGAAAGTTCAACTACATCACCAGCAGAAACTTTTTTTCCACCAGCAACAGTATCTCTTAAAATTGTATATTTCATAATATTTTCCTTTTTAGCGAAGGGTGGCTTTATGCCACCCTTCATTGTATCTAATACCAATCTAGTTATTAACTAGCTGCACAGAAAGATACCGCATGTCTTACTGCAACATCAACAGATTGAAGTGCAACGACCCTAACAGTTCCAGAAGTGGAGTTAGAGAAAGGATCAACAACGATATCTAAACCACCGAAGAACCCAATCAGTAAGTCATTGAAGTTACCGAATACATAGTTGTTAGCTGTTAATTGAGCAGATACAACTACTGGATAACCATTAACCTGATTGTTTTCAGCCACGAACATACCACTACCAGAATCTTTGGCAGTTGTTTTTAATGTTCCATAGTTAGTTGGGTGGATAATGTACGCTAAGTCACCCATTAGAGCATTATCAACAGCAACAGCAGTTTCAATAGAAACCATTTCAGCAAAAGTTGGTGCAGCAGCACTACTTAAAGAAACAGTATTGATTCCACTAGTGTTAGTAATACCAGTTGGATTTCCGCTTGAGCCAGAACCTTCAAGAGCAGCATTATCTATAGCTACAGCCATAGATTTTGAAAGATCATCTCTTATAAGATTCTCAACATCTAATGAAGATTGAATCATTAGTTGTCTAGTTACATCTGTAAATGCACCTAGAGTTTTAGGTGACATAGTTACAGAACCGATAACCATTTCTGATTCACCAGATGCACCACCTTCAGATGATATGAAAGCAGCACTAGAAGCAGCAGTCTTTTTAGGGATTTTTACATCGCCAGAAAGACCATTTAGGTTAGTAGCCAATGGCATAACAGATGATGCATTTCTAAGTGCATCAATAAAGTCTGCTGGTCTGAAATCCTGACCAACTAAACCAGCATCGTCAGATGCGTTTAAATCCCTAGTTGACCAGTTAGATAATACTTCAGGTGGAAGCATAATACCTTGAGCAGTTCTGCCATAGTGTTTAGCAGCTTCTTCTGAACATTCAAATTCAAATTCAGCAGCTTTTTGTGCAGCTCTGTCAGTAGGATTAGCTAAAGCGTTGATTGCTCTCATTACTGAGAACTGTCTTACTTCTTTTTTAGACATACCGATGTCACCAGTTTCTAAAGGTTTGTCGTTAGAAATATTGTCTAACAATACACCTCTAAATTCTTCAACTGATATGCCTTCTTGAATAGCCTTGTCAGCTAGATCACGCCTGTTGTGTTTAGCAGCAAGATCAATGATTTCTTTTGAATTTCTTTGAAATTGCTCTCTTGCTTCTGCAACAGATTTTTCTCTAACTTCATCAAGGTTTATTTCACTTTTAACTTCTTCAGTCATTGTTTTTACCTCTATATTAGAAAGTTTATTTTTGGAACGACCAATGCCAATAGCATTTGATTGATCTGCTGGTACGCTAACCACCGATATTTCGAGGGGAGTATGCCGAACCATAAAAGTAGGTTTATCATCCTCTTTTGATCTTACTCGTTCCATTTCGTTAA